TAATACCCATCATCTGAGGCGGCACCCGGTGCGCGGCTAGCAGGTCGTCACGGCTGGCCTTTTTGATATTGAAAAAGTCATCCTTCGTGGCGACTTCACTCAGCGGCAGGATCTTAATCCCGTCCGGCTTGCCATTCGGCGCATACATAAACAGGTTGCGGAAATTGCCCACGCCTTTAGTGTCACGCATTGCTTTTCGCATCTGCTCTATATCGCTGCTGCTCTGCGCTGCGTCCGTCATATACAGGATGTAACCCGCGTGCGCGCCGTTCTGGTAATACTTGCGCCGGTACAAGGTGGCCGCTTCATTCAGCCAGGCCGAGTTAAGCGCGCTAAGGTATTCCGGCAGACCGTAAATCTCCTGGTTAACATCCGGCTCCAGTAGCTGGAATACGCTGCCCGTCTCGAAACGATGCGCATCTTTCCAGTCATTGATAAACCAGAACGTGTCATCCTCAACGCCGCGCCGGGTATATTTCGCCGGTGAACACTCCACGCGGAACCCCTTCCCTAACGCATTTTTGCGCAGCTCCGCGAAGCCGTTACCGAAGGTCAGATAGTCCAGCACGATGCGGCTGAAATCCTGCTGACTGAGCATCGGGTGCGGGATGTAAGTAGACAGCAAAATATTGCGCTTAACGTAAATCGGTGAGCTGTGGTGTACGGCAGCGCGCAGGCTTTTCGCCAGACCGTGGAAGCTCACTGGCGGTTCGTACCAGCGCCCGTTACTGATGCACTCGGCGTAATCCAGAATATCCCGCTTATCAAGTACCGGGATCGGCTCACCGAAGCTGAACGCCTCGGCCTGCTGGTTGGATGTAGCCGCCATTGCTGGCGTGTATTTTTCCTGAAAAGACTTGCGGCCTTTACGCTTGCTCATTAATAAAACTCCACAAAGTTTTGACTCTGACCACCGGCGGCGGCGGTAAGCGGTTCGTTTAAAAGTGCGTGCATGATTGCCCAGGCGACATCGGCGTGGCTGGCCTCTTCGCTGCGGCTGGCTTCATAGGTTGATCGGTTCCCGCTGGCGGTCATCGTTTTGCGGATAGCCATAAAGGACTGCGTGATATCCGTATGCCCTGCGTCGTACTCCAGGCGGCCGCTGGTGATCGTGTCCTTCGCTTTCAGAACCATCGCGGTTTTCACCTCTGGCGTGTAACGGATTTCACGGGCTGCGGGGAAGAACTGGCGCACAAGCTGGAAAACACCCTGGCCGATACCAGTGGCATCAATCCCGATGTACTCGACGTTATATTTCTCCGTCAGCTCCTTGATGGATGCGGCCTGCGCGGCAAAGTCCATACCACGCCACTGATGGCGCTCAAGTACGCGGAACTTGCCGCCGGGAACCAGCGGCGGCGCGATAACCGCACAGCCTGCGCTGTCTCCCGTGTGTGACGGGTCGTAACCAATCCACACCGGGCGATAGTCGAACGGGCGCAGCAGAAACACGTTAAAGTCAGTCCACTCTTCCATGCTGTCGATCATGCAGGTCTGCAGTTCGGCAAACGGGAATACGCTCGCCTCGTCGTCGACAAACTCACACATCAGCAGGTTCTGGTACTCAGACGGGCTGTATTCCAGCGACAGCTGATCCAGGTCGAACAGGTTGCAGCCCCCGGTCAGTGCATCTTCGACTGTGACTATCTGCCGCCACTGGCCGTCATCGCATAACGCGCCGTTGCCCAGGTGTGAATGACTGAGATCCGGCTCGATGCGGTCGGCGCGGTTGCGTCGGCCTTTGTTGAACAACTCGCCAGACCAGAACGGATAGGCGCTGTGCGACAGGCTCGACGGCGTTGAGAAATACGTGGTACGCCATTTTTTATGCAGCGACATGCCGCTGGCGACTTTGCGCAGTTCCTGGAATTTCGGTATCCAGAAATATTCATCGAGATAGGGATTGCCCGTGTAACTCTGAGCGGTCCTGACGTTGGTCCCCAGGAAAATCAGGCGTGCGCCGTTCGGCAGGACAACGGGATCGCCCTTAAGGTCCACATCAACCTCACGGGCAAAGTCGATGATGTAGTTTTTAAAGACGTGGGCCTGCGCCTTGCTGGCAGACAGGAAAATCTGATTGCGCCCGGTCACGAGGGCATCGATCAGGGCTTCGCGGGCAAAATAGAACGTCGCCCCGATCTGGCGTGATTTAAGGATGTTGCGGATTCGGTGTGTCAGCCCGGCTTTATGCCAGCCAAGCTGATACTCAAAGCAGCCATCAGTAAACAGCGACGTCAGTTTCTCCGTGGCCTCTTCGCTGAATACGTTCTTTGATGCTGGCTGACGTTCGCCTTTGTTGCGGTTGCGCACGTTAGGATTGAGATCGGCCTCGTTACCCGTGCTGCGGTAGCGTTCGACGCGTGCCAGGCGCTCAATCTGACGTCCTAACGCCTCTATCTCCTTGTAATCAGCATTCCCCTTTACCTCCTTCATGATGATCTGAATTAACCGCGCTTCCATGCTGGCCTCAACGCGGCTGATGGGGGCGATATCCTCCCACGCATCGCGCAGCTTCCAGCTCTGGACTGTCGGCGTTTTGATGCTGAGCGTTTCCGCAATCTGGCGCACGGAGAAGCCCTGCCAGTAAAGCAGAGCGGCCTGACGGCGCGGATCGCTGATGATGGTGCCGGGTGTCATATTCATAGCAACAAGGCTACCGGGGCAGCAGCGATGCGCGCCCGTTGTCCCTGCTTGCTCATAAGCCAGCAAGCCGGGTTTCGTTGAGCGGGGTGGTGATCGTGGTGAAACTGGCCGTGACCTGAACCAACCCACTGACCGGAGCCTGATTAATGGCAACTAAAGCAAAGCGTTTTCGTATCGCAGTTGAGGGCGCTACTACCGACGGCCGCGTGATTTCCCGCGACTGGATTTCGCAGATGGCGAAAAACTATGACCCAACCGTGTTCGGTGCGCGCATCAACATGGAACACATCAAGGGTTATGCCGCTGACAGTACGTTCCGTCGCTTTGGGGACGTAACGAAAGCTGAGGCCGAGGAAATCACTGACGGCAAGCTGAAAGGCAAGCTCGCCCTGTTTGGCTACATCGATCCCACCCCTGAGCTGGTCGAGCTGACCAGGGCGCGCCAGAAAATTTACACATCCATTGAAGTGAACCCGAAATTTGCTGACACCGGCGAGGCGTATCTCATTGGTCTGGCTGTTACCGATGACCCGGCCAGCCTCGGCACGGAATACCTGAGCTTTAGCGCCACTGCAAAAGCGAATCCGCTGGCGTCCCGCAAGCTGGACAAAGACAACCTGTTTACCGCTGCAGAAGAAACCCTGATCGAATTTTATGAAGAAGCCGACCCCGGACCGTCATTACGTGACCGTATCGCTGCGCTGTTCTCCGCGAAAAAGAAAGCGGATGACGTGCAGAGCGCTGACGTGCACGCCGCCGTAACCCTTGTTGCCGAGCAACTGACAGCCACTGGTCAGGAAGCCGCAGACGCATTGTCCGCGCTGGACAGAAAATTCTCTGAGCGCATTGATGCGCTGCAGTTGGAAACCACCACAGGGCGCAGTGAGCTGGAAAGCCTCACCAGCAAGCTGGAAAAAACGGACGGCAATTTCAACCAGCGTCCACGTGCAAACGGCGGCGATAAAACCTCCGTGCAAACCGACTGTTAACGGCAGTCCTGAACGGCACAGCACCACTGAAAACCAAACACTGATTACAGGAAGACTAATGCGCCAGACTACCCGCTTTAAATTTAACGCCTACCTCACCCGCCTGGCTGAGCTTAACGGCGTAGAAACCGGTGATATGGATAAGAAATTCTCCGTAGAGCCATCGGTAAGCCAGAGCCTGATGACCCGCGTACAGGAGTCGTCCGACTTTCTGACCCGCATCAATATCACCCCTGTCGTGGATATGAAGGGCGAGAAAATCGGTATCGGCGTGACAGGCTCGATTGCCAGTACCACCGATACCGCTGGCGGTGATGAGCGTGAAACCGCTGATTTCTCTGACCTGAGCGCAGACGGCTATGAGTGCGCCCAGACCAACTACGATTTCCACATCCGCTATAACCAGCTTGACCTGTGGGCGCGTTATGAAGATTTCCAGACCCGTTTACGCGATGCGATTATCAAGCGCCAGGGGCTGGATCGCATCATGGCCGGTTTCAACGGTATCGCCCGTGCGAAAACCTCCAACCGCCAGAACAACCCGCTGCTGCAGGACGTTGCGGTGGGCTGGCTGCAGAAGTACCGCAACCACGCGCCAAAGCGCGTCATGAGCAAAATCATCGGTGAAGATGGTGCGGTTATTTCAGCAAAAATCCGCGTCGGTAAAGGCGGCGATTATGCCAACCTGGACGCCGTGGTGATGGATGCCACAAATACCATGATCGAGCCGTGGTATCAGGAAGACCCGGAGCTGGTTGTTATCTGCGGTCGCCAACTTCTGGCAGACAAATATTTCCCGCTGGTCAATCAGTCGCAGTCTGCCACCGATCAGCTGGCGGCTGACGTCATCGTTAGCCAGAAGCGCATCGGTAACCTGCCGGCGATCCGCGTGCCTTACTTCCCGGCCAACGCCCTGTTTATCACCCGCCTCGATAACCTGTCGATTTACTGGCAGGAAGGCACTCACCGCCGTCTGATTGTGGAAGTAGCGAAGCGTGACCGAATCGAAAACTATGAATCCATCAACGAGGATTTTGTGGTTGAAGATTACGCGGCCGGTTGCCTGGTGGAAAACATCGAGCTGGGTGATTTCACCGTTAATGCCTCTGCTGCCGCTGTGTCAGAGCCTGCGCCCGAAGCGGGAGAGTAACGCATGACAAGCCCTGCCCAGCGTCACGTTATGCGCCAGCAGGCCGTCGAAGCATCGCAGCAGGCTGACGGCCCGCTGCGCCATGCCAACGGCTATGAGCGAATGCTCATGAAGCTGAATGAAGATAAGCGCCGCCTGAAAAAGGTGCGGTCAGTGGAAAGTAAGGCTCAGATGAAGCGCGACATGCTGCCCGGCTATTTACCGTGGGTGGCTGGCGTACTGAGCCAGGGCAAAGGCGCACAGGATGCGATCCTGATGACCGTCATGATCTGGCGACTGGATGCCGGGGATATTCCCGGCGCGCTGGAGATTGCCCGCTATGCCCTGCAGTACGGGCTGGTGCCGCCTGATACGTACAAGCGCAACAGCACGGCTTATCTTCTCACCGAAGAGGTTGCCGATGCGGCGACCCGGACGTGGACGGCTAAAGAGCCGGTCGATATTGACCCGCTGCTGGCAACGCTGGAACTGACGAAATCCGAAGACATGCCCGACGAGGTGCGCGCCAAGCTGCACAAAATCACCGGGTACGTTCTTCGCGATATGGGCAGGGCTTTGGAAGCGATGGAACACCTCAAACGTGCGCTGCAGCTTCATCAGGGCAGCGGAGTTAAAAAGGACATTGAAAGGCTGGCGACTGAGCTGAAAAAACAGGCCCTTGCCAGCCGTTAACGAAAGCGCCCCGCGCACGGGCGGCAGGATGGCAATGAGCCTTTCAGGTTTCTGCGCCAGCCTCCACCGCCCACCTATTCAGAGGCCACTATGAGCACGCTCGTAATCCCCGCACCGCGACCCGCAGATGCTGCCGAGCCGCCGATTGTTAATACCTTTTTCTGGCCGAACGTGGACATGCAGCGGCTGCGCGAAACCCTGCGATATGAGGGAACCGTGCCAGCGGCCCGGCTCCGTCAGGCAGTAAAAACGGCGATCTCTGAGGTGAACGCAGAGCTGTATGACTACCGGGCCGAAAAGATGGCGGCAGGATTTAAAGTCCTTGCCGATGTTCCCGCAGATCAGCTCGACGGCGAGAGTGAAAAGCTGTCGAACTACTTTGATGCAGTCAGCCACCTGACGGCGGCAACCATCGTTGAGCGCTATCGTGGCTATGACGCCAGCGGCACCAAAAAGGCCGAGGAAATTAAGGCCAGCGCAGATGAATACTGGCGCGACGCCCGATTCAGCATCAGCAAAATCGCGGGCAAGCGCCCGTGCATTATTGGGCTGCTGTGATGAACGTTTTAGCGCTACAGGGCGATACCGTTGACGACATCTGCTATCGCCATTACGGGCGCACGGATCAGGTCGTTGAGCTGGTCTATGCCGCCAATCCCGGCCTTGCCGAAAGCGGGCCGGTACTGCCGCACGGGTGCGAGGTCACGCTGCCCGATCTGCCCGACTCACCGGCAGCGGGTGAAACCGTGAACCTCTGGAGTTAATCATGGAGAAAAGCAGCTCAATTATCAGCTATCTGGT